GAGTACACATCTTCTTAAGATGAACTTCCAATTTCTGCTCCAAGGAGCCCCTCTCGCTGAAAAAGAAGTTGCTGCATTAATGACAGCAACACAAAAGGAAGGCGATTCTCCCTTTTCAATTGATCTCGATATGGTCCTTGACGTCAGGGTTCTCGACGCAAAAAAACTGTTTGGTTTTGCTGTCGAACAGAAAGTTCCTGAGCTATTCTCCTTAGCTGTTCGAGTATCTCTTGCACAGACCGGACCTGTATATAAGGAGGAAAAAAATGACAAAAAGATGATTAAGAAACATAGGCAACCTAAGCAGACGAGTGACTCCACACCGGAAGACATAATTGAACGACTACATAGAAGCTCTTCTTACTGGGCTGTGGGGGCCGCCAGCATACTGCTAGAAACAGGAAAGCAAGAGTGGACCACCATGAGAGAGATTGCTTTAAACGTAGCGAGGGAGCTCGACAAGTCTCGGAAGATGCCTAAAAATTCAGTCCTGTACAAGGGTTTTACTCGTGAGAATGGTGTCTTAGTTCCTTTAGATTTAAATAGCTTCAATGATCGAAAAACAACATTCCATGTTTCTCCCATATATATAGGACTAAGAGAAGGTTTAGTATGGTGTGTTAAACAAGGTTTAATTGAACAAAAACGTTCAGTAGCAACTTCGGCGGTCAACATACATAAAAATATGATGAGCCGGGTTTACTACCGATTAAAGTCTACGGATAAAGCGAGAGAAGTAAGAGATTTGTGGGGGGATTTGTCGACTTATATCGAATCGTTTTATAAAATACGTCTAACGCACTGACGCCTCTAAACTTTACTAACAAACACGGCCCCCGAAAGGGGGTTTTTTTCTAATGAAAATTGATTATCTAACTTCTTCAGACACTTTTGCAAATGCAGTTTTAGCTTTAGAGAAAGAAAGTAAATTATGTTTAGATTTTGAGACAACAGGATTACAAGCTGGTTTAGCTAAACCGAGACTATTACAGCTTTGCTCAGCAGATCCGTTGATAGTGGATCGCACAATTTATGTGTTTGATTTGTTTAAATACACAGACAATGAAGAGCTTAAAAGTCTAATAGAAACACGAGAGATGCTTGTCGGCCACAATTTAAATTTTGATCTACAGTTTTTGTTATATTTAGGAATTGATTTTAACAATAAAATATTTGACACTTATATAGCTGAACGTGTTTTAAGAGCAGGTTATAAAGAAAAACGGATTTCTCCTCAGGCTAAGAAAACTTATTTTGCTGACGTGTCCTGTTCTCTTAAAGCAGTTCTTCACAGACGATTTGAAATTGATTTAAGTAAAGAACAAAGATTAACAGATTGGAGTGGAGAACTAAATAAAGATCAAATTGAGTACGCTGCCAAAGATGTGGATGTTCTTCCTCGTTTAGCTGCAGCTCAACTTAAAGAACTTAGAGAAGAAGATTTAATAAGCATTTACAGCCTCGAATCTAAATGCGTTAGACCCGTGGCACGTATGTGCTCAAGAGGATTTGGGGTAGATATTGAGAAGCTTAAAAGCCTAAAGCTTTCTATTCAGAATGAGCTTTCAAATAAAACAATTGACTTTGTGACAGAGTTGGACTCTCGTCTCCCTGAAACTGATAAACTCCCTCAAAAAATTGACGGTTCTATAGCTATAGGAAAAAACGTCAAAAAAGAGTTTAACCCAGGCTCACCTACACAAGTGGTGAATGCCTTTACTGCTTGCGATATTTCGCTACCGGAGGATCAAATTTCAGGCAAACCCACGCTCAATCAAATCGCTCTTTCGGAATTTGATAATAATGATTCTACACTAAGGTTATATAGGGAACGTGCAAAAATCGAGACTAGGTTAGAACACGTTACTAAACTGATTGACAACATCAACCCTATAACTCATAGGATCCACTCCGGGTACAATCAGTTCGGCGCTAACTCAGGTAGATTCACAAGCAGTGGCTCACCTAAAACAGTCAAGACAAAACAAAAGACCGTATTTGCTGTAAATCTTCAGCAAATACCTAGATCTAAAGCTTTTAGAGAGTGTTTTGTCGCAGCTGAAGGCTTTAAATTAGTTATTTGCGATTGGGCTCAAATTGAATTACGCCTTGGGGCGGAGTTAATAAACATTCCTCAGATGAAGCAGGCGTTTATAAACAAAATTGATTTACATACCATGACTGCGAGTTTAATTTATAAAAAAGATTTATCTGAAGTAACCAAGGAAGAAAGACAAGAAGGTAAAACACTAAACTTTGCCTTACTTTATGGCATGGGTTTCAGGAAATATAAAACTTATGCTGCCCAGAGCGGGAAAATGCTTTCTTTATCCGAAGCTAAAGTGGCCCACGCGGCGTTTCACATAGCTTATCCTCGTCTCCGTTCTTGGCATCAAGAGAGGGCGGCGCTAGTTGCAGACGGGTGGACTTACACTCGGACAGCTTGTGGAAGAAGAAGGTTACTAAGTTACGACGATGCGACGATGATGTGCTGTGCCAATACTTTGATACAGGGGTCGGGCGCTGACATACTAAAAATTGCTGTGGCAAACATTAACAAATACTTAAACGATGAAGTTCACCTAATTGCTTGTGTACACGATGAAATTGTGCTTGAGGTAAAAGAGGGCGAAGCTGAAAACTACAAAAAAATATTAGAAAATATCATGGTTTCGGCAGCTGAAGTCGTGTTACAGTCTGTTCCGGCATCAGCGGACGCGAGTGTCGGTTCTTCCTGGGCTTCTAAGTAACCAATGGAATTTATTCAGATCAAAAAAAACCCTGAAAAAGAGGTTTGTGTGGTAAAAATCAATGGGAGTTACCACGGTGTTTTAGCGGGACAAAACGACATTTACTTAACCTTTGAGGGCTTTAGTTCGCCTCTAAAAGCTTGCAACACAGCAAGGTCTTTGAAGAAGAAATACAAAATTAATTCATATGTTAAAAGATTCGATACATTTAAAGAAACAGCTTATAAACCTGCGATAGTTCAAGGGGTTTGTCTCTATACACAAGCTGAAATGATTTCTTCAAACACTGTGAGATTCCAAGAAGCTTGGTTAATCGTAAGTCCTAGTGGAACTTATGTGAAAGATCCCGTTGACCTTGATAAGATTACCGACTACGTTGAACAGAAAGAGCTCGCCAAGATATACCCTACATACGAGGAAGCTAATTTAAGGCTAAAAACATTGGATATGGTTGTGAAAAAAGGTCATAAGATTCAAAAATTTATGCTAAAAAAAAGAAACTAGCTGAAAAAGCTATAAGATAAGGAGAGTTAACTCCAGACACGTGTCGCAAACTCCTTTTCGTATGGCAGGGGATCTCCCCTTAACTGGTTACGCAAGATCACCTAAGGGGTCTCGGGGTTCTCGTTTAGGACGTGAAAGAGAAATGGGAGAAGAAATTTATGGGGGTGGTTATGGAATGGGTAACTACGTAAATATTGAAAATAATCCTGTTCAAACTGTGGCAGGCCGCGATGCAACTGTTGGAGGAGCTGGTGGAGGAGCTGGTGGAGAAGCTCCTAAACCCATAGATTCTGGATATAAACCAGAAAACGTTCGCTTCACTTCTACTTACTCGGCTGACTTGCCTTCGGAAGCAGCTGCAGGTAAAGCAACTCAGCTTCTAAATAGAGCGATCGGATCGCAAAACATTAAAGACCAACCAACATTTAATAAATTATTTAAACCTCTGTATGAAGATTTACAGAAAGGTATGGACTATGGGGCAGACATCGACCGTTTCTACACCCAGTCAAGAGCTGCTGGTTTCGACCCTTATAAATCCACGCAGACTGATATCACTACTGATGTTCAAGGAGCAGAAGGTTATCAGAAATTTGTAACTCCTTTACTTGACCCCGGTAAAATGAAAGAGTTTTATGACCCTGCTGATTACGGGCGTCGAATTTTAGAAGCTAAGGCTTACTACAGACCTGGAGGTGTAGGGACAAACCTCTCAGAAATAGGTAATATTCAAAATCGTATTAATGAAGTAGGCGAAGGCTCTTTCTACGGAAAAACTCAGCCTTACACTGGCGGATATAGGGCCGGGGTTCCTACCGACAAGAGTGATCCTTTCCGCGCTTACTACGACGCTTATCTACAAGGAAAGTAATGGCCGCACGTTACGCAGGAGATGTCTTTTACCAACCCCAAATGGGGTCCTCAAGCAGAGACTACGCAAAAGAATCAGACTTAAAGAGAAGGTTTAAGGATTTACGTACCTTATATACTCCAAAACAAAAGGCGTTTCAACAAAACTACGTGGACACTTTAAAAGCTTTGTCAGAGCTCAAAGCAACAAAGGAATTAAACTTGTTTTAACGTCTAAACTGCTGTCAAGTTCACTCCAGGCTGATGCCTTGCACTGAGTCTCACTGTCTTTCAGTAACACACAATAATAAAAAGTTAGATTTAGCCTTGACCTCGCTGGATTCAAACCACGCGCAAGCGCAAGCTTCTGATATTTGTAGGGCATTAGATGGGGACTATTTTAGTCTGAACTATAAGCACACAGCTCCTTCTTACATATCTAAATTATTTAAAAAACTAGCTTTTAATGACTTCACTCAAAAAGAGTGTTTTATTTGGGAGGGATCTTTTACAAACAAAACTCCATGTACATATGTGTTTGGAAAACGAAAATACATAAAAAATTTAATCTTAAAATATTTAGATATACCAAAAGACAACCTTACAACAAAAAGCACTTGTAGTTGCAAGCAATGCATAAATCCGTACCACTTCACGTACGTAAACGGAAAAAATGCAAAACTTTCTTGCGGTGACAACAAATTGCTATTAGCCTACCGAAGCCAAGGCGCTCCCGTAAGGCAGATTGCTGAGGTACTAAAAGTCCATCGCTCAACCATTTACCGACAACTAACAAATGAACGTTTTTTTACTGGGGCTTCGAGTAACGAGCCCATCTCAAGAGGACGGCGACACTCTGAATGTCTTAGCCGAGAGCCTACCTTCTAATGACAGGCGTGTTCCCACAAAGGTTCAACTCCTCCAAAACAAAACACATTACGTAGGAAAACTGCTTCAAAACCTCAAAAAGGAGGACTCAGTTCTTGCTATCGGTCCTACCAGAGCAACACCTGATGGAGTTCTTCAGATGCAACCAATGTTGGTTGTCACTCGAGAAAACTTTGATGACCTGTTAGCGTTAAACCTGTTTATAGCTGCAGGAGGTCTAGGACCCAAAGTAGATGAAGTAGAATTGAATGACACTACTGTTACAAATCGCTCTCTTGCTTGGCAAACCGAGGAGAAAGAGACAGCCTGGTTCAAATTGACTGCCTGGGCAGAACTTTCAACACAACTAGCTGAGTTAGCTCCTGGAACTCCTACAATTGCTGTAGGTAAAGTTTCTACGAGTGAAAAGGACGAAAAATACTATTTAAACTATATCATTGATAAAATTCTTTATCTTCCTAAAACATCTAAAGCTGTTCCTAAGAAAGCGGCTGATCCTGAAAAAGGAACAGTTGCTGCTGCCGCTATTGGTTCAATCGATTTTTCCCTTTAATCTCTGAGACAAACAATGGTTTTTATCGCTGGTAAATTTTCAGAAAAAGAAATTCTTTGCAACATCCCTCCACACACTTTGCGGATAGACCTGCAGGCGCGACGATGGAAAGCTGACTTTGATCCAGACAGCGCAATTGTCGACAAAAACGACAATGGCATACCCATCGATTTCATTCTTATTGGCTTCTCTCCTTTCTTTGGAAACTTAGGAATGAGAAACCAAGAGGAGTTCCTTCGGATTGCGTACATAGGTGTAAGTCCTAACCACAGGCTTTTGCCTCCTCGGTGTGTGACAACTTCAATGATCTCTGGTAAATCCTCTCAAAAAAACTTCA